CCCGAGTGAGCTGCTCCATTATCAGCAACTGCTGCATGCGTTACATAGTAGTTGGACCCGTCACTTATGACGTCAATCCAATCACCTACAACTGCATTGCTTGCAACGAAAGTTACTTTATCTGAATCAGCTGTTATCGCTGTATTGGTATCACCCATTTCGATACCTACCATTTTATCTTCTGTACCGCCAATGATATCAAAATCATTAGCACCTGCAGTACCAAGAATGAATTTTGCTGTCCATCCTTTTACTGTTACTGCTGGGATTGTGATATCGTATGCACCTGCTTGTGAGCAGATGTATGTTTTGCCAGTATCAGCTTCTGTTAAAGTAGAGGTAGCTGCTAAGCTTTCAATACTTGCACTCGTTCCACCAATATATGGTCTAGCCATTTGAGCCTCCTTAACTTGTTATCTTAAACAACTTATGAGATTCAATCAAGGTTATACCAATACCTTCATCAGACATATACTGGTCTTTTACGCCATCAAACGCATCATCAGTTTTGATGTTTGTTTGATATACAGGAGGTCTGTATACAGAATGGAATAAATTCTCTTCTGATACGACTAACATGTATTTGTTGTAAGGACCACGTAAGACTGGTGTAGGAATCAACATAAGAACTCCATGAGGTGTCTCAAGTTGACGGTAGTTAAAACCAAGGGTGTTTCTTTCAGATGGACCCATATTTACAGTCCAACCTGAATTACCACCAAAGCCTGAAGCTCCTTCCATCTTAGACCAATAGCTCATAGCTCCCATTCCACAAAAAGCCATTTTCATGCCTGCTTCTGGAACGTACTGGAAAACTTTTTCCATGTCGTCTACGAAATTGCCATAAGAGTAAGTTGCTTCTGATACGGTAAATACATTCTGGTCAGTACCAGAAGTAGCACCGTAATCGTTTAGTGCTGTTAGAATACCCTTAGTAGATCTTAATCTATTTCCATCTGTGTCTGTGATTGCACCATCAGAGAATGATTCATCTGAGGTTCCATCACGAGAGTCCTTAAGACCAGTTCCGATTTTAGAATCGCCAAATAAAAAGGCTCTTTCTTTTTGAATCTTATGCTCTTGTGATTTTTGTAAACGCAATCTAGCTAGCTCAGATGACTCACCACGAAGTGCTGCTGCCTCTAGGGTACCAGTAATTTGTAGGGGAGTTTTAAAAATCTGAGTACTATTCCAGACTACTTTTAGTTCGTCAGCCCATGCGGTAGGTGCTGTTGTACCTTCCCCATGTGCATTACCAACTACGATAAATACGTCATTGTCTGCAACGTCAAGTGCATCTGCTCCAATATTCTTATACTTAATTGTATTAGAATCTGTTATTGAAGATACAACTGCATGTCCTCTAAGTGTAGTTTCTGTAGTATCCCACACTTCACATACTAGTCCTATCCAGGAGTCATCACATGAACTTGCAATTCCAACAATTCCGTCTACATCCATAGCTCCAGACTCTGAGTCGCCTGCTGCTAAGTTAGCAACATCTGTTGCAGACACGAATCTTTGATTCTGCCATGGATTGCGATGTTCAAACATCTTAAATAACGGATCAGGTGGTGTACGCTGTTCCTGATTAGCCACAACCGTTGTAAACGGTGTTACATCAGTCCATAGTTCTTTAACAACCTGTGGGCTGATATAAAAATCTCGCCGATCGGTATACAGAACACCTGAGCCGCTAAGGTTTTTAGTTACTGCTGCCATTTTCTTTTACCTATTTCCTTAATTTGCTCGTTGAAAGTAGTGCAGCATTAAACAAGTCTTGGTCATTCGCAACGGGTTGGCTTGTTCCAGTCTCAACTACTGTTGTGGTAGGAACACTCAACGCTTGTTGCTGTTGAACATATTCTTGCTTCTTTTGCTGCGCCTGTACTTGTTCGGGGTTTGGAGCATTCTGTAAGTCGAATAGTTTAGCGAGAACATCAAGGGTTACGTTATTTGGATTGGTCGCCCAGCCAATAAAATCAGCTGCTTTCATATCATCCCAACCATAAGAACTTTTAACCTGGGTATAAGCTTGATTCATCATAGACTGCTCACGTTGCTTAGCCATATTTCGTTCATGGTCTTGAATACGTGCATACTCAATCTTCTTCAAATAATCATAACGTGCATCTTGAAATTTCTCTTTTTCCATTCGGTACTTAAAAGAATCGCTCTCAGGATCATTATAGGCATCTACTTCACTG